TGTCTTGTAGATGTAGGTGTTAAAGGTTCTGCCACCAACAGGGACACCAAATATACCATGGTATCCATCTGCTATGCTGGCATCCATCCTGGCCACAAAGAATGTGCTTTTGCCTGTGTAGGTGCCACTGTATTTTGTGTGTGATGTGGTGGCATACTTGTTGGTGTCATTGGGAAATGTAAAATAACTACTAGTGCCTGCACTGGTAAACGCAGGACTACCAACCAAGGTGGCATTGTTGGTATTGGTGCTTAGGTCAGTCCAGGTTGTGCCTGATGTATAACTGGTGGCATTGCCAGCATCAAGATATAATCTTAGACCTGATGTCACTATATTATAAACTGGTGCTGAGATCCAAGGACGACCTTCAATCAAACCTCCAACATTGGGATTATCTGTCACTGTGTCGCCCACATAGTAAGTGGGTAGTTCTGTAATGTCGTAAGAGGCTCTACTGTTGTTGCTAGCAGTTCGATCCAGTGCGGCCAAATTTAATTTAGCTTCTTGACGTAGTTGACGAGTGGCCAGTCTTGAAATCTTGTTGTGTGTTCTCAACTGTGAACCTTCCACAATACCATAAGACCCAATGGTCTGTGCTGTGTCCAGGACCTGGTTGTTGAACACCAGATCAAACCAGGTTGCAGAATATGAAAAATTGGTTTCCATGGCAGTTTTTAGTTCGCCAATGGTTCCTGCGGTGTCTACTGTTTGCGTATCATAAACGGCGGTGTTCAACAGGCTTTGAATTGTGATGTTTATTGTGGCCATTATTCTGTCCCTTATAGAATATTTAGCCAAAAAAGAACCCGCCGAAGCGGGTTTGAGTTTGAAGGGAAATAAACAACTAACGCACCAACCACTTACCTCTTTTGCATAATGTATGCAATAACCATTTTGGCTTCCATCAGGTCACTGGCAGCCACGGCCTGTTCTGCAATGTCTTCACGCAATCTGTCGATGGCGGCGGGATTCCAGATTGATGGCCGGTACCGATAGTAATATTCACGACGACTATAATCTTTAGGATCCATTATCGACTTTCTTTCATGATACGTTGAATAACTGCATTGGCTTCAGGGAATCGAGTTTCTTTGGCAAACTCCGCATCAAAGGTTTCAATCAAGACCATGCGTATCAATTGGTCCACAGTGCGTTGATCACGTGGAGCCAAACGGGCCTTCCACGATTCCAAATCTTCCAGTTCTTCCAGTTCCCACATGATTTCCAACAGTTCTTTTTGTCGAGGATTCAAGCCTTCAATTTTGGGTTCACTCATCACATACTCCAAAAAGTTTCTGAGGCTGGCGAACAAGATCTAGGAGTATTCACATCCTCTTGGTACTCTTGTCCGGTCATCAAATTTGTACGTGTGACCATTCGAGGCTTGTAATACTTGGTATCAATGATGCTGAGATCGCTCACTGAGTAGCCTGCTTTGCGACAAAGACGAGTACGGGTGGCACGAGCCGAACCAAAAGTTTTGTAGGCTCTAGTGCGGTTGGGTCCGTCGGTGACAATGTGCCCGGTACCTCTAGCAACAATATAAAACATTCAGGCTCCTTTGTGTTTCTATGCGTATATTATAACAAATTCGGGAATTATGGGCAAGTACTACCTTAGTATTACTTACAGAACACGCTGTAGCACAGAGTGCCAATGCCGGTCAAGGTCATGATACCATTGGTCACAATCAGGCTGGGCTCACGCCACATAATGCTGACTGCTAGCCACATGATACCTCCTAGTGCCAGTATGATGGGTCCGAGTGGGTAAAAACCCAGGCCGTTGATTCCAGTGCCTACAATCAGGGTGACTGTGGCGATCCATTTTAGGTATTGATCTATTTTGTTCATGCCATAATTATAGCACAAATGGGAATTATGAGCAACCAAAAAAAAAAGTAGTACTTGAGTACTACTTTTTGGCTTAATGTAATGGGGCGCCGGTACTGTATTGTGTAAGATCGGTCACACCCAGAATCTTCATAATTTTTACAATGTTCTTGGGCGGCTTGAATGGCAAGTTATCAGGTACAAAAAGAAACTTGACATTTCCTTCGGCATCAAACACAAATCCGTAGTCGTCTTCTTCGATTTCTTGAATTTCGTCGAACTCAAGATCATCCTCTTGCTCTACTTCGATCTTTTTGGGCATAGGGCCTCCTGTTGACACAAGTATTTATTTGAATAGTATCAAGGCCATTAAAACTGCTTGGGCAACAAATCCCAGGGCAATGGTCACAATGTTCAGTATGTCCTTGAGGATCACTGCACGGAAAAACAGCAGGATCAGACCGGTCCACAGGAACATCACAACATCAATATTGGGAGTGCTGTCTGTGAGTCCTGTCAGCAGGGCCAACAGAGTTGGGATAGTGGCCAGGTGCAGGAAAATGGCTGCCATCCAGCCCAAGGTGTCTGCTGATATTTTATGAAAGTGATCAACAAAAAAATCACCTACTTGTTTCTTGACCTGATCGAATGTAAATTGTTTCAAATTCATTTTTGATTTGGAGTTAGAGGTTGATGAAAGTATGGGCATTTAGTTACCTGCATAAAATACGTGATGCCCTATTTTTGCGATTGGCTGTTTCTTCCAATTGGGCTTGACGTAATCAGCATGATAATACATGGCATTTTTTAGACCGCTTAAACGAAAGTTCTCCAGTAGAACTTTTTTGGCAACTTCTTCACTTTCCCGGTACAAAGGTGCGTGGATTTTTTTGACCCTGTGGGTGCCTTCACAATACCAACTGAACTGGCAAACTACTTTTTCGTACACCACGTTCTTTTGATAAACAACTGCACACACGTCATTGGGAAAGTTTGAACTGGTGGCACGATTCATTGTGACCTGTGCCACAGCCACCTTGCCTTCGAATGGCTCACTGGCCGCTTCCCAATATATGTTTTGAGCTAGACAACGAAGTTGGCGCTCACGGTCCGAAGACGTAATAATTTTGGCCGAGTTGATTTCGGCCTGGCTCAATCTCAAACCGTCAAACTTTGACTTGGTTACCGAGACCAGAGCAAAAGTTGTCAACCACATGCCAAGCATGATGGTCAAAAACTTTACTACACTAGGTAGGTGTTTTTTCATTTCAATCTCCTTTCGTAGACTGCGTAGTTTTATATAAGGATCATTTTACAGGAAAAACTGCTACTATAACCCATTAACTGAGTCTATTATACAAGTTTTTTACAGAAAAATCAAGTTATCTGGTATTATAATGACCAGAAAGTTTTGAAAATCACTAGGCCGAGGGATAGCCTTTTTTCACAAAGTAGTCGTTGTTGTAGCCAAACAGTTGAGCGTTTGACAAGGCCTGGTTTGGATCAATTTTCAGATCTTTGGCATCAGCAATCACGTTTTGTTTCTGTAGATCGGTCAAGCCTGCTGATTGTTTTGCTGAAAGTTTGGATCCCAGTATTGCTGTTGGGTCAGCAGAAATGTTGTCTGATATACCTGCCAAAGTTTGCCGTGCTCGATTACGTCCCTCCATCATGGCAGCCTGTATGGCTTCACCGTAGACGCTGGTCTTGTCGGCCACACCACTGAGCACATCTTTGAATCCCAGATTCAGTTTGTCCACCCCAAAGGACGGTAAACTTTTTGCCAGGTTAAGAATACCAGTGACTCCGGGTATGGCTGGTGGATTGGCCAGGTCAACTCCGGCCAAGGGCAATAGCCCACTTTCTCTGGTCATTTGCAATATGGTACCTGCGGCAGCTTTTTGTGCTGCCACAATTTCTGGGCTGGTGGCAACAGCCTGATTGAATTTGTCAACTGCAACGGCCAAGGCATCTCTCGCAGGGTCAGTGGGGTCACCGTGCTGATCAGCGGTGTACACATTGACCAATGCTGAATGTAAATTTTGTCCCACAGCACTGTTCATCACACTGTCGTGAGCCGCATTGATTTTTTTAAAGTTATCCGTGAAGCCGACCCCTGCAGCCGAGCCCATCATGTCTTTTACTGTGGGGTTACCCAAGGGACCAGTGCCCATGGCTTCAACCACACCATCCACAGCCGGTAATGGCACTTTGCCAATAAAAGGGGATAAGTCTGCAATAAATGATTGCGGTAACGGACTGGCCAATGCACCTAATTTTGAAAATTCAGGTACTTCGGCCTTGCCAACAAACTTGGCGATATCGGTACTGGATTTGAATTTGCCGCCCATGTTTCCCAACACGGAGTTGACATCAGACATTGATCCTGAAGGAGCCAGGGCCTGTAGGTTTGTTGGCAGTATTTTCTTGGCGTTGAGCAAATCACTCAAGGAAGTCAGTTTGGCGCCCGGAGGCAGTTGCATACCAGTTTGGTCTACTACTTTTTGTACATCTGCAGAACTAACTGTATCCATGGTCTTGCGTAGCACTGCCGGATCAGCTTTGTCAAGATCCTCTTCAGACACAATGCCTTGAGCTGCCAATTTGTAGTTCAACTCGCCAACATCTCCCAGGCCTTGGCGACGAAGATTCTTGATAAAACTTGCTGGTGCAAAAGTCTGTGTCATGTCCCCAAAACTGAATGCTGTGCCCAGTTTAGATAACGAGGCACCAAAATCTTTCATGGCATTTTGTATGTCACCAGTGTTTATGCTTGGCAAGTGAGACTCAATTCCACCTATAATGCCCGATACTCCACCTTTGAGAGCAGAAAAAGCACCTGTGATGCCACCGCTGGCTATGTCTTGAAAACTTTTGTTTTGTAGTCCAAAGTCTGTGAATGACTTGCCTTTGTATTGTTCTATGGATGATGCCCAATCAAGACTGGCTGTGCCGTAGCCACCTGTTTGATTTACTGTGAGTGCAAAGTTTTTGACACCGCTGACTCCTGCACCCATGATGCTGCCGGCCTGTGCGGTGGCCTGTGCGGATATTTTTTCTACGCCATTACGACCACTGACCCATTTGGGTATCTTGTTCAGTATGGCGGATAGTCCGGCCACGTTGTTGGCGGCACCGCCGGCATACAGGTTGTCTATGGCAATGACCAATGGTTTGGAATCGTTGGTACCAAACTGCGAACCCATGTCTTGGCTGGTGGTGATGCCTTGGCCGTTGACCAAGCCTGCAACTGCTATGGTCTGTGCTGAAGTTATGGCCATTTTAGCTTCCTACATCCACATCATCGCTGCCGGTGATAATAATATGTCCACAACTGTTGATACTACTGACCCAGGCCACAGGTATTCCGTCTGCAAATACTGTACTGCTACTGGTCACAATGGTGGCAGCTTCGTGCGGAGGATGTGGCGGACCATATGGACTGTGTGAAGTAACAGTATCACCCAACAGTCCAACTAGAATGCCATTGACGTACACCGTGCTGGCGCCAGGTATGATGGCCCCACCTTCTGTGTTGATGTCTCCGCCTCTAGATATTGCTGGCATTATGTTATGATTCCACCTTTGGGCATCTGTTGTATTCCTGTGGTGGTCGTAATGTAATGACTTTCCATTTGTGGAATCACAGGGGCATACATGATCACGTGTGTCTTACTAATACTTATGCTAATTTTAGGGTCGCTGGTAAACATGCTTTGAATCAATCCAATGCCCTGTTGGCTGGGCATAACTGTACAGGGACGATCTATTTCAAAAGCATCAGCAGTTTCGCTGACCAATTTTCCTACAATTTCGTCTCCATTGACGATCTTGAACGCCACAATGTCGCCGCAGGCGACTTTTGATTTGTTGATTAACATATTAGCCTTTTAGTGTTTGAAAAAATTCATTTGATTGCCGTTGCAGGCCTTGAAAACCACCTTCGACCAACAGTTCTCCATCTTGATAGATTTGTGGAACGGTACGATGCCCTTTACTGAGCACAAACTCACGTGCTGTTTGATCTTCATCAATTTTGATTTCGCTGTAGTCAATGCCTTTGAGTTTTAGTAGGTTTTTTGCTTGATCGCAAAACGGGCAGTTGTTTTTTGAATATACTGTGATCATTTATAAACTAAATCCTTTGAATGTGTTGTTGTCGACGTCTTGTTTGGTTCCGCCGATCACATAACTACTTATTTCAGTTTCCTGGGGTGCCACTTGAACTTCTGCACCAGCAATCCACTTGGCTGTCCAAGGCAAAGGATTTGATCCGGTCTTGATACCACAACTGAGGCCCACGGCGGTCATGCGCTTACAAGTCAACCAGTCAACATATTGACTCAATAAGGTTTCGTTAAGACCAATCATGCTGCCGTCTCGGAATAGGTAGTGTGCCCAGGCCTTTTCTTGTGCGGCTGCACTCAAAAACATCTGTTCACACTCGGCACGAGTTTCCTCGCGGATGGTGGCATAGTCAGGGTCATCAGTTGGTAGCAATTTTAGTAAAGTCTGCGTGGAACCTAAATGTACGTTTTCATCCCTGGCAATCAGCTTGATAATTTTGGCATTACCTTCCATCTTTTTAAGTTCAGCAAAGGCCCAACTGCAAGCGAAGCTGACATAAAATCTTATTCCTTCCAAGGCATTGACACTGTTCAAACACAACCACAGTTTTTTCTTAAGATCATAAAGATCCACTGTGATTTCTTTTCCGTTGACAGTATGAGTACCTACGCCCAATAGGTTATAGTATTGACCGGCTTCGATGGCTTCATCGTAGTATCGGCTGATGTCCCGGGCGCAATTAACAATTTCTTCAATACTGGTAAGTTCATCGAACACAATGTTGGGGTTGGCAAACACGTTGCGAATGATGTGCGTGTAACTGCGGCTATGAATTGTTTCATTGAAACTCCAGGTCTGGATCCAGGTTTCCAGTTCAGGTATTGTAGCAAGAGGAAGAAAAGCCAAATTGGGACTGCGACCTTGAACACTGTCCAAAAGAATTTGACGTTTAAGATTGCTGGTAAAGATATGCTGTTCATGTTTTGTTAAATCCTTAAAGTCTTTGGCGTCACGAAGCACGTCTACTTCTTCGGGTCTCCAGAAGAAGCCCAACTGTTTGTCAGTCAGTTTTTCAAATTGTCGATATTTTAAAGTGTCGAATCTCTGAATGCCTTGACCGCCACTGGGGTCCAGGAAAGCAAGGGCACGGGTATGATCTATTTTGTTGTTATTGAATACGCTCATTTTATTTTTCCTTAAATTACGCAACTGTCACAGTCGGCGTCATCAGACACGACCGCAGGTTCTGCTTCTACCAGTTTGCTGACATCTATTTCGCCTTGTTGGTCATTGGTCTGGAAATAGTACAACTGTTTCAAACCCAGTCGATAGCACAGCAACAGGTGTTGCAACATCTCACTCATGGGAATCTTTTCGTCTGTGTAGAAGCGTGGATTGTAGGAAGTATTTACACTTATGCCTTGATCAATGTATTTTTGTAGCACTGCACACAGTTTCAAATAACCTTCGGGCGATTTCTGATCCCATAACAGTTCATACTTGTTTTTTAGACGACGGTATTCAGGAACAACTTGTCTTAAAGCACCATCTTTGCTTTGTTTGACACTGACAAAACTGCGCGGCGGCTCAATGCCGTTGGTGGCATTACTAATCTGTGCCGAAGTCTCTGCTGGCATCAAAGCCATGAGTGTGGCATTGCGTTGACCTGTGCGTTGTACCTGAGCACGTAGTTCGGCCCAGGGCATACGCTCAACATAAGGAACCAATTCATCTACTTCGGGCTTGCGTGTGTCAATGGGCAATATGCCTTGGGCTGACTTGAGATCTTGCCAACGACCACAGGCTCCTTGTTCAACTGCTAGGTCTGCTGATGCCTTGATCAAGTAATATGACCAGGCTTCGGCGTATTCATCTACCAAGGCCAAGGCACGTGGATCACTGTAGCTGACGTCGTGTTTGGCCAAGAAGTAGGCAAAGTTGATGATGCCCACGCCCAAGGGTCGAAACTCTTCGGTGGCCAACCGGGCTGCCAACACTGGATAGTTCTGATAACTCAACAGGGCATCCAACCCGCGCACTGCCAGACGGCACATACGTTCAAAGTCTCGGGGTTCTCGGACATTGCCCCAGTTGGTTGCACTCAAGGTACACAAGGCAATACGTCCGTCAGGATCGTTGACATCTTTGAGTGGCACAGTTGGCAAGTCAATTTCTGCACAAAGGTTTGACATCTTG